ATGCACATTGAAACAGTGGATGTCGAGAGCGGTTGACGTGACAAAGAGGTTGCGGCTCTTGGCCTCAGATATCCTCTCCGAACCTATTCCTATTACTATGTGGAATAACAAGTATTATTCTTCAAGAAAATGCGAATAGCAACTTGAAATAGAAAAATTGCAAAAAATACGTATCTCACTATAATGAAAGGATTTTTGCAGCTTCTTGAAGATCCTTGGGAGCGAGATGTGTATAGCGCATTGTGGTCTTGATGTTGCTATGCCCCATCCATTCCTTGATGACCATCATGCTCACGCCTCGTTGGGCCAGCCGGGAGGCGCAGGTGTGGCGTAATGCATGTGGAACAAGTTGCGCATCCTCCTCAAGCCCCAACATCCTTTTGATGCGATTCCATGTGATCTCGAACCAGCGGTTGTCAGCAGTGGGGAAGATTTTTCCGCTTCCTCCTACCTCGAAGATTTTTCGTTCGAGAATGGGGCGAATCTTGTCAACGATGGGGATTGTTCGGGGATGTCCGTTCTTGGTTTTCCATGCCGTAATTGTGCCGAGTTCAAGGTTGATGTCTCTGCATTCGATGCGCCAGCATTCTCCAAGGCGAAAACCTGTATAGAGAAGAATGAGAAAGACTTCCGCATGGGTGTTATAACCGTTCTGGATGAATGCTTTGACAAAGGTGTTTTCTTCTTGTTGTGTCAGGAAGCGTACCCGATGGTGAGCCTCTTTTCTGAGGGGGATTTTCGGCATCACTTCCAGCTTGCCCCTCTCTATGGCGGTTCTGAAAATACGGGATAATATTGCGAGTTTGCGGTTGATCGTACCGTTGCTGTTCCCTTTGGTGAGCAGAGTGTTGACGTAAGCATCTATATCATCAAGGGTAATCTTCCCGATAGGCATTGTTTCGCCAAAATATGTGGAAATACTCTTGAAGTTTGAGGCTACCTTATAAGACCATGCTGAATCTTCCCAATAGAGACTTTTGGTACGGTCATATGCCTGTTTTAATGTCCATCCGCTGGTGTCATCACACTGTTCGGTAACGGATACTGTTGCATCAGTATTCAACATCTTCTGACGTGCAATAATAGCCTCTTCCAGAGTATCAACCGTTTTTGTCTTACGCTTTCCATTAATACAGACGTCCGCAATAAACTTACCCGATGCAAGGTGGCGAATACCTTTGGGGAGAGACTTCTTTTTCTTGTTATCAGTAACCTTCTTCATAATAATTACCTTCTATGAGCTTTGCTGAGGCTTCAATAATTTCTGATACTGTCCCATCGGGGAGCGGTACGGAATAATCGTTATCTTCATCGTACATGCCGTTTCATCCTTTGATGATGTGTTCAAAGGGTAAAAGAAAAGCCGGGTTGGAATAATCCTTCCCGGCTTTGGTTGTTGCTGTTTGATTGTCCGTTTGCTACGTACAGATAATCGGGCGAGAAGAGAGGATTGGCCTCTCTTTGGAATAAAGATGTTGTACCTTGTAGACGCAAGGTACGATATGAAAGGCAAAACGTAACACATTGTAAAGCAAGAAAAGCCTTGCTTTATTCCCCTCACCCTCTCCTTTTTATCCTCGCAACAACCTCCTCAGTGCCTCAATCCCTTTCGGCGTGAAATAGCCTTGTGTGCAGGGCATCCCGTTGAGGGAACTGGTACGGTGCTTCACCTTCATCAGTCCACGGTCAATAATGGGCTGGTAGGGGATATTTGCGCCGTCGAATCCTTTAAACAGCCAATGGTGCGGCGTCCCTTTCGCGTCGCGCAGGAATGCCGCGAGACTTCGGGCGGACATGCCGAACAGCTTGCCCGCTTCCGTGAACGTGAGGAGATCCCTGTCATCCACAAGGGCATCGTAATAATCGGCCTTGGGTTTGGCTTCGGCCAATTCCGCCTTGAGGGTTTCGGTTCTGGACAATAATACCTGCATGGCCTCAAGGATGAGCTGATCTTCGGTTTGGGGTTTGGCGGCGGGTGCGGGTGAACCGCCGTAGCCGCCCGTTTTGCGGATAGTGGGCAAGACCTCCTCGCATACCCACGCTTGGAACTGTTCGGCGGCGGGGAGTTTGGAGCGCATAACAAGGCGGTAGACGTCGGATTCGGGGATGATGTTGATGCCGCGTGGGGAAGAGGTCAAAAGTGGCGTTTCGCCACCTTTTAACACTTTCGCATGGTTGCAATGATCAATAATTGCGGATTGAGGATGCATAAACCCCAAACACTCCGCAACGTCCTTTGCCACAAACCAGATGTTCCCCTCATGCCATACCGTCCGAACCTTTTGTTTCGTCACTGGGAAAACGAACGTGCCGGGAGCGGAAGCCCGCGCGGAGGACATAGAGGCGGCGGGAATCGCGGGCAAGGTGGCGGTGGTTTGTTGTTCCTGCTGTCGTTGCGACTGCTGTTGTTGCGTTTCCGGCTGGTTTACGGCCTTTGACGATACGGTAACGTCATGCACAAGGATGATCTTTCCGGTCTTTTTGTCTACTGTGTAACCCATGTGATAGTCTCCATTCTTTTATAGTATTAAAGGTGGGTGAACATGGAAAACGTATTGCTCTCTGCGGGCGTCTCATTTGTGGCGGCAATAATAGCTTCCTATATAGGAAGCAGAGCCGCTTTAAAATCAACAAAGATGAATGTAGAAGTCAGTACCCGGACGATGCTCTTGAACAATGCTGTCAAGTGTGCTGAGATAGAATACGGGGCTATTGTTAAGGCTAGTATGGAATCCAAGACGGATCTCAAACCTTCCCCCTTCAATCGCTACGTTTTTTATTACCTTGCGCTCCTTTATGAGCTTAATGGGAATAAGGCACCAAAAAAGGAAGAGTTTCAAAAGATACTTGAACATGCGACCGTCCTTTCAAATGATTTGTCTTATAAAGCTAAATAGAATCGACCATTGCCACAATGAAAAGGCGGAGCCTGTGTAGAGGTTCCGCCTTTTGATGTTTCAATGGTGTTGATATGTTCAGGTCAACGCATTAAGCGACCTGAAAAGCTATGAAGCCAATTACCATTACGGGAACGGCGTGTAAGGAAGCAATCCGCAACGCCGTGTGTTTGAACTTCATATTCCATTATATTATAAGCCTCCTTAGAAACGCGCTTCCCGTCAATAAAATAGGCGCAAGGCTTCCATTCATCATCACGAATGACAAACATGAATTCCATAGTTCACCTCAGCAAAATCTATACAAGTTCAATATATTCATCATCAGTGATGATTGGATCACAATTTCCGAAACAATGGGACATAATCGAAAGGATGCGGGCATTTTCTTCCCCGTAGATTTCCGGTCTGTCCCAAAAGCCCGTGCCGTGACCGTTGCGCGTCAACCAAAAATCATGTCCCGCCTGCGCTTCAAGCCCGGAAAGGTCTATGTCATTAGTAGAGGTGACAAGAATAAAATGATGACAGTCCCTCACAATGCGACTGTGACTTTCAGCGGACATATCATTGATGCTATAATGAGTGTCTAACGGTTCCCCGTTATCGTCTGTTCCAGCCCACAAGAGGCATTCAATATAGGCGTCAATGAAAAGGCTATGTTGTACGCTCATATCTAGATCTCCCCGTTCACAATACGGCTAATTTCAGCATCAAGGGCAAGGGCATATTCAAGGCCGTCTGTGTAGGTGTATTCAGCGGTCCGCTGCAAACGCCTGATTGCTCTTTCGGTAGCGTTGAACCGCCCACAAATAGGCCATAACGTGCTGGTGTCGTGCTGGCGAAAGAGCCTGTTGATCTGGCGTATGGTCATAGCGGAAACATCAATATTGTAGAATGTGATCATAGTCGCCTCATGCATTACGCAACACGTAGAAAAGGATTTCCAATCTGTTCAGCCGTCAAGCCCGGCAATAACGTCCAATTCCTTGCCCATGCGGGGATAGGCCGCCTATAGCTTTCGGCGGCTTCCCTTGCGGCTTCAAGGCAGGTATCGCCGCAATCGTCGTCATAGAATCCCCAACAGGAATCAATTTCTTCTCCTGTTCCATCATCCATGACGCTGTAGCCCACTACGCCGCCACTCAACCAGTTTTCATAGACGGCACGTTCCGCCATGAGGCAATCAAATGCCTTTGCCAGAACCTTCTTTGTGAGGCGCTTGACGTTGTAATAGTGCCGTATGCGTTCGCGTGTGGCGTATATGACGTAATCAACACCCCATGTCGGGCTTTCCACAAAGACGGCGCGTTCCTTGTCAAGTTGTTCGATAAATGCGTTACCGTCAAAAGCGTTCGGGAATGTGCTTTCAAGTGTTCCGAGTGTGTCAAACTCCTCAAACGGGTTTGGCGCGTCGGGATCTTGATACAGGTTGATGGTCATGCTGTAGCCGTACTTTTCCGTTATGATGGTTTCAGTGTATAAGGCATCCATTTTCAGAACTCCTTTATCAATTTTGATATTTGTTGGTATTTGTTCCACCAATGAAAAAGGCGTCTTTCACCAGAATATGAAAGACGCCTCTTTGATGATTGAACAACGCGAACATTCATCAATAGAAAGTTTATTTCTACTTATATTCAAATCCAAAATACGCAAACATACTTTCCCCTATGTCGTTTGGGATTTGTGAATATTGCTTAGGTGTTCCCCAATCTTGATACCAGTATCTGGCACTATGAAATTCGTATGAATCGCCGCAATCAACCAAACGAAACACAATACCGGAAGCAGGGCCGCCTGTACTCAAGAGAACATTCTTGCTAATGATGGTGTCTATGGTAAGGATGCCTTCATTATATGAAGTCAACAGCTTTTCATAAAGGCCAATCAATGCATCTGCCTTTTCTTCCCCCGGCATCCGTTGCCATTCCCGAACGTCACTAGAAAAACCTTCATCCTTTGCATGATTGAGAATTCCGCGCCAGTAAAACGTATCGGAAGGATCAACGCTAAAGAGTGCTGTAGCATTATCGGCCTTACGTTCGAGTTCATTTTCAGAGAGTAGAGTGGTCATGATTTAGATCCTTTTATGATTATCGGTTACAAAAAAAGGACTCCAAAGAGCCCTAAGAAGATGAAAAAGCCTAGTATCAGGATATTGCCGATTATATAAAGCAAATCCTTAATCATTATACTCCTCATCATCGGGTAAAGGCCAAAAACCGAAACATGCGCCGTCACCTTCAAGAGCACCGAAATAATAACCTTTTGGAGCATATACATTTAGTGCATCAAAAACATTATTGATTACATCTATAAACTTTTCCGGTTCTTCTTTATTCAAATTAAACCAAAAAATGCAGTCATAAAATTTATGTATCTGTTCTAGAGCATACTGTAACGTGGTACATTTAATATAAGCTTTTGTGTTACATTGTCTTTGTGCTTCATAACAAAGTACACAAAGCGGTTCATAAAATGCGCGCGCAAGATCTTCTGTCCTATGCGTTCCATTCGACACTGTGATATTTTTATAAGATTCTAACATGGTATGACCCCTTCAAAGATAAAAGAAAAGCCCTTCCGATACTAAACCGAAAGGGCTTTATACATATATGGATGATGCAGAGTGTTTTGCTATTACTTAATGTATCCCAACTTATAGAGAATAAGGAGGATACAGAAAACAACAGCGCCGCCGATTCCGATAGCAATATAAGCGTTCATCACGTTATTTCCTCCCCTTTGTTCTGGTAGGGATTGAAAGGCCGTTTAAAATTGCGCCAGCAACTACCAGCAACGCGCCTACCAATGCCCCCCATTGCCAACGATCCCCGGCAAAAACCGCTGTTGCCAGCATTGCCGCGCCTGTTGTCATGAAGGCGTTTGACCAATATTTCAGCATAGCGGGCTTTTCTCCTTTTAAGATATTCATTTTATGAGTGACAAGCAATCACATTGTTTCTGACTCCATAGCTTGCCGGATGGTTCCTTATGCTATGCGCCACTATGACCGGGAGAGGCAGAACCCGTTCCCCCGCTGTCTGGTGTATGCAGTTGGGCAAGTGTGATCCGTACCCGGCAAGGTGTTGGAAGCAAAAACTTGTTGTTCCTATGTTCCGTTCTCTATTGCCCCTATGGTTCCGCGTTTCCGCTTGGCGTCATGTTGGGGTAGGTGTTGTCAAAGAGATTTAGCCGATAAAGGCTAAATAAAGGTAAAAAGAAAGGGAATCAGGCTTAGGGCTTGTTCCCCTTGCGTGATTCCACTTTTAGCCGATAACGGCGAAAAAAGTCAAGTGTATTTTTCCGTACCTCACATTTTTCTTTCCCCGCCTCTATTTCCTTGTCCTTTTGGTGTTTCCTTTTCTTGCTGTAATACCCAATCCTCTGGGATCAACCATGTTTTAGCTACCTTATAAGCTGGAATCTTTCCAGCTTGGCAACCATTTTTTATGGTGCTAGGTGAGGCATATCCTAACCTTTCGGCGGCTTCCGCTACAGTGTAGTATCCTGGTAGTGCTGGCATTATTTTCTCTGATTATTTATTATCATCCAATAGGAGTAATTTTTCTTCAAATTGTAAGAGTGCTTTTTTTGAATCTAGTTCATCTTCTAACTGTAATAGTTTTTGAAACATTTTATGTTCTTCATCCATTTTGATGATCAAGGAAATAAGTTCATTATATGATGGAATTAAACATTTTAACATTTGTACCATATTTTTATCTGTTTGTTGTTTTTTAAACTGTTCTACATAAAAGAGGCATTGCCCTGCATTCTCTTCTCCTATTTTAAATAGTTTATTGTTTTCATTAACTAATGCCCTGTATTCTTCATACAGTTTATTATAATTATCTATTTTTGCTTTTAGCTCATCCGCCGTAGTAGCATATGAAGGAACAGCAAAAAGAAGGAAAAGTAAAAAGGCAAATAAATGTGGCATATAGACTTCAAATGGTGTTTATTTAATCGATTTTTATCAAAATGAGAATAAAGTTGGCGTTCAATCCTCGCGACTGCAAACTAAGTTGTCAGTCCTGCCAACACCGCCCCCGGCAATCCTTCCGTAGACCTCCCCTATACCCCCTCAATGAGATTATACATCCGACATACTACCGTATAATTTCGGCATGTTAGGTACATTTGATTGCAAATGAATTGCAAAACGGCCCATATATAGAGGGTTCAACGGCTCGACTCCCTCCCTGTGAACATCCCCCACCACCATGAGAGCGGCGGGGAGGGCATGGGGGGAATCGGGGATCAATCAGATAGCGGTAGGCCCTTCGCATTTTTCAGCAAATTTTGGTCTGCTTATATGATAACGGAAAGGAGACGGTAAGACAATCTACGAGTCTATAAGGTAACGTATAGATCCTGATCAATAAGGTGATCCTGATCTCTTTTAACTCTCTCTGTTTAAGTCCCACGTTCGGTTCTTTAGGGTAACGTACGATTTTTTAAGATACTGAAAGTAGCTTCTTGTCAAAATTCCTTTTCGTTCTCTCCGTAGGTGGATGGTAATTCCAACTATCTTTCGATATTGAATAAATAGAATATTCTATCAATATCATCAATCATAATGATTTCAACTGGTTAGAAGATCAGCATGATCATGGATCACAGATCCTCCATCTTAATAAAATCAACATGTTAGAAAATGACCCTAGAAGGGAGGTCTTCCCCGAAGGGGTAGAGGGAGGTCTACATGCTCCCCCTCCCCTCACGTTCTACCGGAGGATCTTCCTCGTACCCCTCCCCCCACCAGTCCAGTTTCTTAATCTTTTATAGTGTTGCTGCCCACCTGTATCATCATTTCCTTTGACGACCGTGCCGTGGAAAGTGAACAACATCTCCGAGAGTGCGGGGTTGTTCGTAATACCGATCTTCACATTCACCCCCTTAGCATTCCCTTCCCATGCCTTCATCTCCTCCAGCATGAGGTGGTCTTGGCGGAGGAGCATCCTCTTGTCCACATCCTGTCCCATCTGTTCGACCCAATACCCGACCGCCATAGCGAGGCTGTCGAGGCGGTCGTCATGAGCGAGGCTTCCCCTGTCTCTGGTAATCCGGCTCATTTGGTACATGAGCTGGTACTTGAGGGCCGTCTCAGGGGGGAGGTTCTTAGTGGAGAGGTTGTAGTCCCAAAGGATGAGGTTCTTGTCGATGACGAGCTTGTGCTGGTTCATGACGGGTTCGAGGGTGTCGATGATCCGTGCTTCCTTCTGCTTGCTGTGCTTGACCTCTTCGATGCGGCAGGGGTGTGTCTTGGTGAAGTATGGGCTGATGAGCTTGGTGAACATGCCGTCCCCGAAGTTGGCCTCGATGATGACATGGTTGACCGCCTGCTGCTTGGCAAGCTGGACGATGGAGGAGAGGGTGGCCTCGCTGTAGCCTTCCTGATAGGCCCGCATTGCCGTGGCGTACAGGTAGCCGTTCAGCATCTTCACGACGCATACGGAGGTTTCGTCCTTGCCTCGTCCAGCCGGGTCAATCGCCATGACGGAACCTGTGTACGGGAGCCATGTGCCGTGGAGGAAAGCGGGGCCATAGTACCTGCTGTCCCCGTTCAGGCCGACGCAGGGGACGTCGTTCAGGATGTTTGTGGTGCCCGCAGCCCATATGGGTTTCTCCGGGGCGTCGGTAGCCGAACACGACATGACAATCAGGTCCCCGAGCTTGAGGGGGTACTTCTCCATGTCGGAGAGCCGGGTGTCGAGCATGAACTGGAGCTGGAACCCGGAACGCCCATACGACAGCTCACGTTCGAGAAGGTCGTCGTCCGAGAAGCGGCGCGGGTCCGTGGTGCGCCCGACAAGGGTAGTGGAGTTTTCAAGTTGCTTGAGGATGAATGGGGCCAGCCGTTCGCTGCCGTAGTTGATGAGCTGGTCATCTGACGGATACCGTGCGGGCCATACGCGGACGGCATATCCACGGTCGGGCAGGGCGTTGTAGAGGGATTGTTCGGTCTGCGGAGTGCCGAGATACGTGATGGTGCCGCCGGGTTTCAGGATGGCGTCGAACTCCTTGACCGCTTCACTCAGCTTGTCCCGCATGGGCTGGGTAAAGGAATTGTTCGGAACCTCGATGTCGTCCGCGATGATCTCATCGGCGCGCCCGCCCGTGATCTGCGAGAAGATACCTTTGGACGTGACGCTCGGGGCATGGTCGGCCCGTGCGGGGCCAACGTCGAACGAGAGCTTCGAGCACCGCTGGTCGGCGCGGGGGATGAGGCATTGAAGGATAGGGATTTCATTGATGAGCCTCATACAGAACGTCGTGAAGTTGTCGGCGCGGTCTTTCGATGCGGACAGTACCATGAACTTGAGGTTCGGATTCAGGCGCAGCCTCCAGACGACATAGGCCGCCGTAATCCACGACTTGCCCACGCCCCGGAAGTCTTCGATGATCTTTCGCCTCGGCCCATGCTGGAGGTACAGGGCGATGTCGAGCTGAATGGGGGTGGGGTCGGGAAGGTTCAGGTGCCGCCAGACAAGCGTGAGGAAGACCCGGAAGTCGGTCAGCTTCTCCGGCATCGGGGGGATGGCAGAAGTCGGGGTGTTCGTAACAAAACCTCCAGTGGTGTGTGCTGTTGAAGAAAAAAATGCCCCGAAAAAAGAAACCCGACTCAATAGTCGGGAAACCTGCATTCGGGGCATTTGGTGTTCACCTTAACTGGCTTTCCGAGCAAGAACAGCCTTCATACGCTCAGACCGTCGCGCACGTTCGGCCTCGCTGAGAACAGGGCGTTTGGCTGCCTTCTGCTTCTTGTATTGGAGCAGGGGGCACCAGCTGTATTCGTCCATGTTGCAGCCCTTGAGATCCTCCCCGCAGCATTCCTTGCACATCGCTTTGATGGCCTGAGCAGCCGTAGGATATTTTGATTGCTTCCTAGCCTCCGGAGCATCAAGGCTTGAAGGGCTTTTCCGATACCACCACAGAGGGCAGGATACAGCAGAGCACGCCTCAACCTCTTTGGAACTGTCTCCGCAACAGTCCAGACATTTCAGGCGAACCGCCCGGAGCGGCGTAAGGTTTTTTGAGAAGCGTTCTTTATCGTATGCAATGATCGCCTTGAGTTCATCCTTGGGTACGTTGACGGGAGGAAGGTTCTTGTTGGACATGGTGTTTTTCTCCAAAATACATGTGAAGGTGAACATGTTTCCAGTGGGTAAAAGAAAACCCGACCAACGAGTCATGCGCTCGAAGGTCGGGTTCAAAATAGGGCGTGGTTGTAAGGGTTAGTTGAGGAGGCTTACTTCATCTTTCGAGACGTCCTCGAAGGTCGGAAGGTTCGCCACAAGATCCTGTACGTCGGGGTTCGCGGACCCGGCACAGTCGATGCCGTTGTCCTTGAGGAATTTGATCGCGGCGTTGATGTCCGCTGTGGACGCATCGCCGGACTGGAGGCGGGACGTAAGGAGCTTTGCCACGACGCCGTGAAGATCCGCGAGTGCGGACTCGGATGCGCGGTTGTCGGATTGTACCATTTTTAAAGTGCTCCTTCAAAAAAGGGGATTGCGTATTGGGTAGGCGTTAGATACAATTCTAGGTGGCCTTCTCCCGCTGCGGTCGGCAGACAGTTGGGAAGGAGGTGCTTATTGCCGAATGTGACTGAGAAGTTGCAGGACGCTGCTCTGGCGTGGCTCGTTGGGCTATGGCTTGAGCGTGTTTTGAGTCTGTTGCAGACTCTTATTTGGTAAAAAGGCGACCCCGACGGGCGGGGTATGCCTGTCGGGGTCAAATTCGTTGAGCTAATCCTCAAGCCAGCGAGAGAATGCCTCGAAAAAAAAAACGAACATCCAACTCTGCCGGGGGCAGGGGAGTGCGCCAACACTTCCTTGCCCTTTCTTTCGTCTCGAATATAGGACGAAAATATTGAAAAAGCAATATGTAAAAAAGTTGCAACCTACTATGATTATTAGTTGTTATTGTGCAACTGTTCGCTTTTTATGAACATTTTGTGTGACATCTCACACAGTCTTTTTTATTTTTAAAGATAAAAGCACACCATATTTTACCTCCTCAGTCATACACTCCCCTTCAAATAATACCCCAACGCCGCCGACGTCAGGCACCAGACCACACGTTCGACCCACCTGTTCGACCCCTTTCCCTGCGCCACATCCAGCTCCAGCTTTCGGAGGCGGATGTCGATGTTCGTGATGCTTTCCTTGAAATGGGAAACCTGTTCGGAGAGGACGGCGTTGGAGAGGAGAAGTTCTTTCAGGTCTTTGAGGGTGTCTTTGATCTCGACGATGGCGGTGTTGAGGAGGGAGATGTCGGCTTCATGGGCGCAGGGTGTTGCCATTTAGCCTCCCGCGTTTCTGAGTTCAGGAGGGTATTGGAGGCGTCTGCGTTCGCTTTCATAGGCACTCCTGCAATGGCCCGTTTGCCAAAAGAACAACGCGTCCACAAGCTTGCGGGGCCATGCGCGTATGTCTGCCTGTTCCCACCGCCAGCATCGGCTGCTCAGTGTCTCGTCGGGCCAGCCCATGAACAGGGTGTTCAGGAGTTGATCAAGGCCGATGAGGATGTGTTTTCCGTAGGTCATGCGGCTTCAACCTCTTCCGCCGTGGCAGCGGCCTCTACCGCCGCCTTACGTTCCCCGCCGCGCTGCATCGTCCCGTTCTTGTGCTTCATGGCCCCGCCCGCGTAGAGCGCAAGGAAGCCCGGCGCGTCGAATGTCAAGCGCTCAAGCTCACCGTCCGGAACCGTGTAGGCGTTCCACATTACGGAGTCCGGCAGGCCCGGCATTCCCGATTGCTTCATCAGGCAGACGTTCGCCGTATCCGCAAAATTCTGCTGGTCAAAGGTGTCATAGCTGAAATGATAGGTGACTCCGCCCACGGCATAGTCGAACCCGGAAGCAATGGCGGCGGACGTTTCAGCGTCGATCCGGGCCTTTTTTGCGGCCTTTAATTCATCAAGAGAGGAAGTGCATTCGGCGTGCACGGCTCCCGGGTGTTGCTCCACGTAGTTGCGCACGGCAGCGTACATCTCTGTCCACTCGCCATCGTTCGGGACATGGTAGAGGCCGCTTCCAAGAACAAGATCCACCCGTTTAAGCACATAGGAGCCATCACCGCGCAAAATGATTTCAGAAAGATCCCATTTGTGGTTCGCCTCATCCAAAAGAATATCGCCATCAATTGTATATTCCACGGTGTTACCCTACCTGAAAAAATACGCCGAATTCTTCATCAGGGAAATTATCTCTGAAAAAGGTCCCAAAGACGTGTCCGCCCTCATAGACTCCGGGTTGTATCGTTGTGTTGAAATACCACAAGGTGATCGGATAAAAGACGGCGAACTGTCCGCCGCTCGGTCCGACGACCCTATGTGTCGAACTAGATACCCATTCCGTACGTCCTCTCCGTATTGCCCCGGTGATGAGATTCGTATTCCCCGCCATCCCAACGCTGCCCGCACTGTTCGCATAGTTGGCGGAATTGGCATAGTTCACGCTGAAATTGGAAGGATTGTAGACGTACATGTTCGTCCCGTCGTTGCCTCCCCACAGCCAACCGGGTTGGCCTCCCTGTCCCGCCCAATCCCAGACGGTATCGACGCCCCCTTTCCTGCGGAGCTTGCTTGCCGTAGTTGCATATGGCACATCACAATCAACAACCGCTCTGCTGCCATCCTGTTTCAGAAAGGAAAATATACCGTCGCTTCTCAGCACAAGTGTTCCCGCAACTACATCTGCCCAATGGAATCCAATCGCCGGAGCGTATGCTATGTCTGATTGCGTATTTTTTACTTTTCCGTTCTCGCGTATTTCAAGGGCACTATTTATACATCTTGCAGTCACGTCGGTATTGTAGGTCCCCGCAATACCACCGATGCGACCGTCCATTACGCCGCCGGACAAAGACAGCTTGGTTTCAGCCTTGTCATAGGCGGTCTTCACGGCCTTTGATGACGCAGCAATGTCGCTGGAACTTGATATTACAGAGTCAGACAGCTCTCTCGGTTCGCCCCGTTGCGCGATCAGCGTCCAGTAGGTGGTATTCGTGGGCAGGATGGATGAGGTGGAGGTATGGCTTTTCTTGCAGGCGTAGGAGCTTCCGTTATGCGTCACCACGTCAATCTGCACGGTGGTGCAGACATACGCGACATTTGCGGCCCATGCGCCTTTCAGGTTGAGCGAAGTTCCTTTGGGGCCTGCCACCCCCTGTGGTCCAGCGGGGCCTTGCGGTCCAACAGGGCCTTGGATGCCCTGTTTGCCGATGGGTCCTTCGGGGCCTTGAACCCCCTGCGCTCCAATGAGGTTTACGGGGTCAGCCCATGAGCCGTCAGGGTTCTGGAAGGCCAGTTTGGTTCCAGCCCATTTATGTTCCGGAGCGGTCCCCTGCGGGCCTTGTGGCCCTGTTGCGCCTGTATCTCCTTTAGGGCCTTGGATGCCTTGATTTCCCTTGTCGCCTTTAGGCCCTTGGATGCCGGGAGCCCCGTCCTTGCCGTCCACGCCAGCAGGTCCCCGTTCTCCTGTCTCTCCTTTGTCGCCTTTATCGCCCTTCATTCCGGTAGCGACCCAATAGTCGGTGGCGACATCAGGTTCCCGGTTTACGGGTACGTCCTTAATCGCTTGATAGGCGATCCCGCGATAGAGGACCCAATCCAAGGTTTCATAAGCTTGTCCCGCATCCCACTCGCCTTTATAGGTGGGGCGGACCTTGCCGATTTGCATGATGTTGCTCACGCTATAATGACCTCCAATATTCCGGTTTCCGGGTTGAGGTTGAACATGGAGCTGTCCACAGGGCCTCCGTTATACTCAAACTGCAAGTAGCCATCTGTATTGACAGAGAAGTTTCCGAATGTGAGAGGCAGCGGAGAATCCCCGATGGGGCCTTTGTCGCCAGTCGCTCCTTTAGGACCTTCGGGGCCTTGGGGACCACGCTCTCCTTGAATGCCGCGAGGCCCTTCCGGTCCCATCGGTCCCACAGGTCCGGTTTCGCCCCGAGGCCCTTGAGCGCCAGTTGCCCCTTGGATGCCTTGCGGACCTTGGGGGCCGCGCTCTCCAGTCTCCCCTTTTGGCCCTTGGATGCCTTGCGGACCCATCGGCCCCTGCTGTCCTTCCGGGCCTCGTTCCCCTTGGATGCCCTGCGGCCCCTGTATGCCGCGTGGCCCTTGCTCTCCCTGTGCGCCGGGAAGACCTTGTGGCCCTTCCTGTCCCATCGGACCTTGCGGCCCAATGGGGCCAGCGGGGACATACAAGGTCATCTTTCCGGACGTGAAATCATATTCGCCGCGACCGGGCGCGGTGGGGGACTCCTGCACGTCGATCCACATCTTGCGGAAGTAGTTGATCTCGATCTGTGTCTTGGCGAATACCTCTTCGACCTCCTTGAGGATCTTCTCCGCCTTGTCCTTCGCGGCGACGGCGGTTTCCCCGTCGAGGGCATCATAGGCTTCCTGTGCGATGTAGAGGAGTTGGGTTACGGCGAGGTCAAGGTCGGCCTCGGTGAGCGTGGAGCCGTCGCGGAAGTCCACGGCGGGCGTCACCTTGTCCGTGATGCGCTGGATGCGGACGGACGTCCCTTTGGGCGGGGCCGTGACGAAGCGTATGGTGCCGGATGTGTGCCATGAGTAGGCGAGGGCGTTCTGTTCCGCTTCGTCAAGGCTGACTTTGACGTCGGAGATTTTCAGGTAGGGAAAGGGGACGATATAGTCTTTGGTCGTTCCGTCGCCCGTATAGGTGACGTAACTGTAGGACATAAAACCTCCTGTATTTTTGAGTAGGTAAGAAGAAATAAAATAATTGTTGAAAAATATTATCATCTATACTAGAAAAAATGCAGTAGCAGAAGAACTTAAGGCGCAATACCCTGTGACTTCACTATTCCTTCTCCTTGATTATCCTCCTCATCTCAATCCACTTTCACGTAAGAACGAAAAGGCGACCTCTGATCATCGGGATCGGAAGGCCGCCTTTTCGGTTGTGGTGGTTGGCGCTGGTGGATCAATAGGTCAGGAGCGTATCCAAGAGTTCCTGCTGGTTGTTTTCCGTCATGGTCCCGCGTTTGGAGGCGAGGCGTTGGTAGTCGGATTTCCGCACTTCATGGCGGAGGTTATCGTCCTCACTGAGCAGTTCGTCTTGCGCTTTCTGTCGGTATGCATGGATGATGCGGTTGATGGCGATGGCGCGGGGGCCGCGTTCCTTGTCGGGCGGATCTCCAATGGTGTTCCTGTTGATGTCGTATTGCTGGCTGGCGAACAATTCCCCTAGGGACTCATGCAGCGTTTTGCCGCCGATGGTCGTCGTGCCGTGCAGCTCGTTGAGCCGGGAATACTGTGCCGTGGAAAGCTCGACGCCATGTAGTTTCTTGGCGGGCGGGCCGTAAATGCCTTCCGCCATCCTGTTCAGTTCATCAAGCACGGTGTCGTTGGCATTCGAGGGGATGAGGTTGTAGTTGATGGTATCTCCAGTGACCCAATTCCTCCGGGCGGGGAGGGTTGAGGACCAGCCGGGGATGGTGTTCATGGTGTAATCCATAAAGTCTCGCATCTCGCGCATGGGATCATCGGCCTGCTGGCGCGCGAATCGGGCCGCCGACGCGAAGGGGACGAGGGTAGCCCCCATCCTGCCGAAATACTGGATGGCCTTTTCATTGGGATCGTTGATGAAGTCTATAAGTTCGCTGATTCCCTGCATGTACGTCTTTGACGTGACGTTGTTCGACAGGGCGGCTACAGCCATAGAGACGGCATCATCATACTGGTCTTTGTTGAGATACTGGCCCGCAACGGCGAGGTCTGCGGCAATGCCGAGGAACATCCCTGCGGGATCGAGACGTCTGTAGGAAAGGTATTTGTCCCCTACCTTGATGCTATAGGGCTGCCAGCCTGTGGCTTCAAGGGCTTGCCGGAGCTTGTTGTCCTTCGGAGGGGAACCTGTGATCTGCCCGCTGTGCGCCATCATGACGGCTCCGGTCCACATCAGGGCACCCATCGCCACTTTGGATTGGGCGAGGGCGGCTTGTTCCCCGCCCGCCTTGATCGCCTCCCGGTAGGTTTTGGTCATCTGCGCGACGCCGGGCGTATGGGCCACGAAGTCGCGGAATAGGTTCGTCGGCGTCTTGATGAAGGGTACGGCGATGCGGAGGACCGGGTGGGCGTTGGCAAGGTTCTGGATGCCGCCGCCAAGCGTGTTCCGTCCGAGATCCTGCGTCCATGTGGATTCCCGTGCGTACAGGAGGCTGTCCTTGACGGCGTCGTCCGCATAGCGGTCCCGGATGGCGGAGCCGTCTTTCTTGAAAGCGAGGGAAAGTTGTTCCTCGACGTAGCGGGCCAGCTCTCCGGCATCCTTGATACCCGCCTCCCGACCTTTCCGCAGGAGCGAGGCGGAGAGGGAGGAGCGGTAGTTCAACTGCTTGAAGAACTCGTCGGTGCTCATCAGCAGCCGGGAGGGGATGCGGAGATAGGGGCCGACCAGACCCATTGCTCGGGCTATGTTCTCTTGAAGAGGGGACAGCTCGGCCCCCTTCGGGGCGTCCTTGAGCATGAGGTTGCGGATGTTCTCATAGGTCATCGCCGCCGAGTTGGTTTCCATCTTTCCGCCCATCCGGTCGAGGATGTTGTCCTCCACCTTCCACGCCTTTTTCGCCAGACGGAAGCTGTCATTCCAGTAGCGGAACAGGCCGGAGAAGGTGGCGAGAGCTTCGCGCTGCACGGCATCATCCCTCATGATGGTGCCCGCGAGGTACTTCTCGGCAGGCATGAGCAGGGTTTTCAAGCCGTTGGTCGCCGCGTTCGCGGCAAGCGTGAAGGGGCCGGACAGCATGTTGTTGATGCGGAACTCGTTGAAGACGTTGAACCATGATCCGGGTTTGACGCTGTGGGCCGCCTGCGCGACGGCTCCGAGGTTGTCCTTGTTCAGGCGGATGTCGCGGGCCATCTTCTTGATTGTATCGGGGGTATAGCCTTTCTTGGCAAGTTCACTGGCGATTTGTTCCGTGGTGCCGCCTGTGGGGGAGGCATACCATTTGAACATCTTTTCGTCGCTGAATACGCCGCCCTCATTACGCATGAAGCTCAGAAGGCGTCCGCCTTCCGTGGTGAGGTTCCGTTCCGCCAGATACAGGTTATCGAGATTTTCCTTTAGGTATACGAAGTCCTGCATCTCCTGCGGGGAGACGGCTGCCGGGTTCACCTCCATCTTTTCAGCGATCCTGTAGAGTTCACGGGAACAGAACTCCGTGCCGTCCTTGAGGAGCGTCAGGGTCCGTTTCGCCTTGTTCAGAGGGATGTCGCCGGAAGCGGCGAGTTCGACCACCTTCTGGATTCTGTCCATGCCGTAATACTTGAGCCGTTCAGCGTCCTTGAGCACAGCATCGAAGGTTTCCACACCCTGACCTTTCAGGGTTGCGGGGGAGAGCTGTTTGTTGATGTCGTCAAGGATGCGGAGGCCGTTCTCATCGCGGATAAGGTGCGTACGGATGTTGTAATCCTTGGACAGGCTCTCGACGACCTCATCTCTGCTCTTGGTGGATGTGACGACATCAAGGATATGTTCCTTGATGGTGTTGGCTTGGATGGCTTCGGAAGGCTTGAGCGGGTGTTCCTCCGGTTTGACCACTGCGAGGGCGTCGGCGTTTTGGGATTCAGGAAGCGTATGTTCAGAGGCGGGAGGCGTGGTTTCTTTTCCTCCCGATGGGGAAGGAAAGGGAGGTTCGCTTTTACCGGCTGTCTCGGTGGCGAGAGCGTGGGGCATCTCTTTATCACCGCGCAGTTGTTCCAGTTGGCGGGCTGTTTCGGCTACGATTTTTTCCTTGGCGCTCTTGCTAGTGGCCTGCGCCAGCCTCCACCCTCCATAGAGGGAGATTGCTCCCTCAAAAGCCATGCCGATGCCGAGATCTTCGAGCCCATGCTTGATGCGGCCCACGATTTCGTTGTCATCTTTGCTCACGGAGAGGGCTTCCGTCACCACGTTCTGCAAGGCCGGGTGTTCCTGAATCATATTCGAGAGCATTTCTTCGTGCCCGTCAAACGAGGTAACGGTGGAGTAGAAGCTCTTGGCGGCACCTCGGGCGGCTATGGCACCCTTGCCTGTGCCTTGCAGCACTTTTATGCCTTCAAGTAGTTTCCCTCCGGTAACGAAGCCGGACACAAACGTGGAGATGTCTTCGGCAAATTTCCCTGCCGAGGTTTGCGTCTCCCCAAAGTTGCTCATATCCGTGAACCAGCCGCTGCCTTTGGTGGCCTTGGCGACGTCGACTTCCTCCCCGCCGTTTAGGACGGTTCCCGCAAGGTCGATGGTTTCGTTGACGGAGTTCACCGGGCCGTTGGCGATGCCCTTGATCACGTCTCCGACGTAATCGAAGAAGGAAAGATCATCGTCTTTTGGGGATGTATCCGGGGAGGGGGCCGTGGTGTTGGCATCCGTGGCATTGAGAGGGGCTTTGCCAAGCCCGTGCATACTGGAAAGGTCTTCTTCCCCGCCCCCCAAGCCGTTGAGGATTACTTCAATCGTGTTGTTCATTGGTTCTGCTGGCCTCCGTCATTGGGGATGAGCACGACTGGTCTGGGTTTTACCTTGTAGCCCATCTGTTCAAAGTGTTTGGGGATGTAGTCGATGGCCTGTTGTATTGTGGTGACGCCGAGGGAATCCGGTGTTGCTCCCACGGCGATGAAGAAGGTGTTCTGCCACGACAAGCCGCCCGGAGTATGGCTTTGGGCATAGGCCAGCATGTCTTGAACGCTGTGCATCCCCCTGTAGTCCTGTTCAGGAATTTGATCGGGGAAGAGGGTATTCAGGGCATTGAATGAAGATGTGTAGGCTTTTGCTTTTATGGGGTTATAAGCGGTATAGCCCCATTTGTTCTGTTCCTCGTCATAGATGGTGGGGACACGATCCTGCATCATGCTGGAAAAGGCTTTCTTATCTGCGGCAGTCTCAGATGTCGCGGCTTTTTCAACCGCATAGCGTTCTTTGAGCGTGTTGATGCTTGCGGGGAGCTTTTCCGCGATGAACTGCTGCTTGTACAGGAGCATTTCGGATTGCGTGAGTGCCGCATCTTCCTTGCCTTTCTTGGCCCGTTGCTCGTTGATGAAGCTCTCGAACTCGGTGGTGATGCCGGGAAGCTGGCTCATGGCCTCGGCAATGACGCCGACGGGAGCCTTGCGTCCGGTCGAGTAGGCCATGTACATGGCTCCGGCTTCTTCCACGGAAGCTCCGGTGATGGCTGAAAGGAAGGTCTTGCCGATGTCTTGGATGGAGGAGGAATAATGTTCTATTTCTCCATTCTTTTTAGCGATGAAAAAGTTCATCAGGTCAACAGCTTCTTTGGGAGGAAGGGCTTTATTGTGGACTGCATCTTCAATATCAGCCCATCCCTGAGTACCTACACCTATGTTATACTTCAATCGGCCTATGTTGATGGTATTCTCAGGAGAATAGAACCTAGCTTGAGATGCAAGCTGCGCGTTCCTGACAAACTCGGGATAGGTTTCATCGGTGCAGAGATGCAGCTTGTCCACGACCGTTTCCCGCGTGAGGTCGTCGTTTTGGGAACCATAGGCCGTCCCCGCTGACATGGCATTGCGGACCGCCCGTTGGCGCGCCCATTCTTCTCTGGTGTGCGACCGCGATTCGGCCTGCCATGCCCTCTCGATTTCCTTGTCTTTGAGGGCTTCGATGCCTTTGGCGATGCCCGGCTGCGAAAGGAGGCTCACGGGTTTTCCATTGATGTTGACGGTGAGGCTTTTGGCGAGTCCTTCGGCTACGGCTGCGGAGTGGTTGCCCATCAGCACGGCCTTGCCGAGCATCCCAAGAACGCGGTCCTGCGAGTAGCCGAGCTTCTTCATTTCCTCGGCCTTGCCCATGATGACCTGAGTGGCATCCGTCACATAGCTTTGGCGTTCAGCCGGGATGTGTACGTTGTAACCTCCCGTGAGGGGGTTCATCTTTCCGGCGAGGGTGTCGGAGATGTTCTGGAACATCTGCTGTTCGAGCAGGTTGGCGTTCTGGCTTTCCACGTCCCGGTTGTGCTTGCCGAGGAGGTTGTCGAGGGAAGTGGTGGTGTAGGCCGTGTAGTGCTCGGCAATGTCGAGCTGATCCATATCCTTGCCTTCACCTTTGATGCCCGCCTGTTCGGTGTACTGCTTGATGAATTCCCGTCCCTGTTTCAGGATTTTTTCAGAGTCCCTCTCGTTGACCATGCCACTCGTGACATAGAAATCTTCCAAGGCAGCGGCGCAGCCGATAGCCGCATTTTTGAGGATTTCCTGCTTGATGTACTTTTTGACGTAAGGGTTCATGTTGAGGATACGCTCGTCTTTCTCGGACGCCTGACGCCACGCCTCCATATTCTTGGTCAGCTCGGGGTTTTCCAAGGCGAACAGGGAGGCGGCGGACTTGTCCTCGGCTATACGCCTGTCCAACAGTTTCATGTGGGCGTGGGCGATGCTCGGCTCGATACTGGAAAGGTTGGCGGCAAGCTGCCGCAGTCCGGCCCCGGCGTAACGGTCATAGCCGACTTCTCCGGGACGGGCGTAGCTGAATGAACTGAGCCCTTGGGCGTTGATGGCGGGGGTCAGGGAAGCGTTCCCGCCTATATCTTTTTTGATGGTTTTGGCTTCGCGTTCTCGTGCGGTGCTCATGATCCTTTCACTCCGTCGCGTTTGTTCTTGGCGGTCCAGTAGCGGTCATAGGCCGTGGCCCCCGCCCCTCCGATGCCAAGCGCCGTTCCGAGCACGTTCATGCCCGTCGAATAGGATGAGCCGGGTGAGATGTAGTTTTGCTGCCCGTTGATCCGGTTCTGCGCCCTGTCCTTGTAGGCGTTGACGTTCAGATCGGATTTGGCGGAACTCATCTCGTAGTTTTCACGGATCATGTCTTTGCGTGTCGCCTCCTGCCGTTCGTAGTCCGCCATGAGGAAATCCAGAGCCAGCCCCGAGGTGTTGGTCGAGGCCAGCATTTCGCCTTTCTTTTGCAGGGCTTCTTTCTGGACTTCCTGCGCGTCGCGGGACGCCTTGTCCTGTTCCTGCATCTGCGCCATGCGTTCGGCGGCGGACTGCTCCACGTATTCCTGCGCGGCGGCCTTGTTGTTGAGTTCGTTGACGCGGGCGTATTCGGCGGCCTGCGCTTCCTGATACTGCGCTTGGGCCTTTGCCTGCTGGCTGGCGGACACTCCCGACGCGACGGACGAGGCCGCCCCGATCACGAAGGAGGCCATCGCCATTGTTTCGAGTCCCATAGTGCGTTTATACCCTCGCGTTTCTGGTGTTGTAGAAGCCTTCCCAACTGGCGTTGACGAGCGCGAAGGGAAGGAACGAATCACTTCCCACCGTGACTTCGACCTGCGTGTTCAGGCTGAGGATGGGGAAGTTGATCGTGCCTGTGTAGAGGGGGATCGCCCCGATGATGTTGGTGCCGTGCCCGAGTTCCCGGCCCGTGAAGGTATAGGTGCTGGTGGGCCGGAACTTCGGCGTGACGTGCATGTGGAGGAATCCCGTGTTCGAGCAGTTCAGGGTAAGCCGCCTGAGCTGGAGGCGTCCGGTGGTGACGGCGTTCCCCTTGCTGTCCCCCTCGCGTATGGCGAAGGTGGAGAAGGTGTAGGAGGACTCGTAGGGGATGCCGATGAAGAGTTTCCTGCCGTGCGCGTCCGGGCCTTCGACGGTGATTGTCCGGGGTCCGGTCACGTCCACCCGGCGCAGCAGGTTGCCGGGGGCGCCCGGCCCGCCTGTCCGTGTGACGACCACGGGCGTGTATCCCGCCGGGATGTCGTAGGGCAGGGTGATCGCCGTCGTCTTGTTGATGGCGTCGTAGCCCCCGAGCGTGACGTCCCGTTCGGTGATCTTCCTGTCGAGGCAGTACTCGAAGGTTTCGCCTTCATCCTTGTACCCCGGCGTGATGTCCATCTTTTCCAGATAGACCCCATCGCCGTACTGCATGATGAGATAGACGCCCGTGTTGAGGATGGCGGCGGAAAGGACTTCCCCGCACATGTCCCATCGGCTCCACGCGCTCTGGATTTTTTCGCTGCCGTTCCAAAAGTATTTGTAGAGCCACAGGCTGGTCCGCATCTCTTCGGACAGGACCAGCAGCATGTCCTCGTTCGTCGAGCATTCGAGGCGGCTGACGTTGCCCCGGACATAGCGCGGGACGTGCGCCGTGATGTCGGAGGCGTCGTTCTGGTCCGAGTTGTCGGGCAGGGTGATGTATTCGCGCACGCCTCCCCATTCCCCTTTGTCCGTGGCGAAGAAGACCGTCTTGCCGGAAGATACGGGGGTGGCCTTCATGGACGCCTCAAACTCGGTGACGGGCTTGATGCTGACCGTGGCGTTCGAGAGCACGGTGTCGTGTTCGAGCACGAACTGGCTCTGGTCGCTGAACAGGAGGAGCCCGGACTTGGTGTGCGAGGCGGCGACATCCACCACGTCGCTGTCCACGAGGGTGGTCACGGTGGTCAGGAAGAAGTTGAAGAACTCCCCGACCTCGGACATGACCACGTTCTCCCCGGAGAGGAAGGACAGGCGGTTGCGGTAGAAGAACAGGCCGTTGAGGTTCCGGCCCACGAAGGAGGGGAAGGGGGCCGAATCCTCGTCGCCGCAGATGCGTTCGCCCCACTCAAGGGGGCCGAAGGTGAAGGTGCCGTCGGCCTGCCGGATGAGGGCATGGGGCAGGGTCGCCGGGTCCAGCTTGCAGGGGATGCCGGGTTTGACGGTTTCCTTCCATGTGCCTGATCCGAAGGCGTCGCCCGCGTCGGACGGCTCGAACACGCAGAAGTAATTGTCGAAGGAGCTGCTGGCGTCCCCGATGATTTCCGTGACGAAGCCTCGCGGGGCCACGGTGGGCAGGTCGCTGAAACGCTGGACTTTCCCCTTGCAGACCGACGTATGGGTGTTGGAACGGGAATCCTGCACCTTGACGGTAAAGTCCCCGCCGTCGTGCCTGCGTATCCAGATGGTGGAGTTTGAGGTCTGGACGGAGAAGACGCTTTGCGGGATTTGTGCTGCGAGGGATTTGGCGATGTCCATTGAAGAGAGGGGGTCCGCCACCTGCGTGTCTTCCGTCGCGCCCGATCCTGTCGTGATGCTGTATTGCTGTCCCCTGATGACGACGCCGTATGTGGTGTAGGGGGCTATGCCGCCAGTTATTGCCCATACGTTTGCGGATGCGCCTGTGTTCGTCATATTGATGCCGCTCACCTCGCTTGCCGGGACAGTGAGCACCAAACCAAGCGGGCTTATTGTGGGCTCGGCATAATCGGAAGGTATGGCGTCATGAAGCGATCTGTAGATGCCTATCGCGTCGGGGAGTGGGGAGGCTTTCTCCGTGTCGCTCAATCCGTCGGCGGTGAGGGTGGAGTAGACGTTTCCGTTCAGCGTTAATTGGTAGGTCGTGTTGTAGGACGCCTGTTTGATGAAGACGATGGCTTCCGGCTGTCTTTTGGGCGAAAGGTCGGGGAG